CAGCTTTTTCTCCCTTCTTAATTCCAGGAATACCCCCACATGTCCAAGACCAACTACGGCACCGTTGACGTTGAAGTCGGCACCGAGATCTACACCCTCAGTTTCAACCTGAAAGCCGTTCGCGCCCTTGAACGCTTCTTCGGTGGTATTTCGCCTGCGCTGCAGGAGCTGCAAAAGCTGCAATTGGGCGCGGCCGCCCGAGTCATCATCGCTGGCGCAAACCTGACGCTGAAGCCGAAGGAAGTCGAAGCGCTGGAAGAAGACATCTACGACTTCGGCATCGGTGAGGTGACGCCTTCCCTGATCAACTACGTCGTTGCGCTGCTCAATCCGGCCGCGAAGAGTGCGGAAGACCTCGCTGCGGCGGACGCTGCGGCTGCTGAGGCGGCGACGAAAGCCCCAAAAAAGTAAAGCCTGACCCCAATCGGAGCTATGTCGATGAGGTTTACGGCATGGCTACCGGCTGGCTGGGCTGGTCCGACAGCGAAGCATGGACGGCCTCGGTGCCATCGATCTTCCTGGCATGGGAAGCGAAAAAGGTCTTTCTCGAAATGACCAACCCCAACGGCCCGCCGAAGAAGAAGCCGAGCAAGGAAATGGCCGCCAAAGAGGCGCGCATCGGTTTCCGGGCGGCTGCAATGAATCGACCGCAGGACAGCGCGGCGTCTCCATGACGCTGCGAACAAATTTGTGATCAACCGCCCATTGAGGCGGTTTTTTTTCGCCTGGAGAAACGTGTATGTCAGGTCAAGAAGTCCAGGGGATGCTGATCCGGCTTGAAGCCACGACGGCGCAGCTTCGCCAAGAAATGGACAAGGCCGACGCATCGGTTACCAAGGCGACCGGGCGGATTGACAGCCAGCTCAGCAAAGTCGACTCGGCTTTCGAGCGCGTAGGAAAGAGCGCTCAAACCGCGTCGAACGTGTTGAAAGGCGCTTTCGCATTGGCGGTAGGCGGTGCTGGCGTGGGCGCTCTGCTGGCTCAGGCTGAAGCCTACACCACCGTTGCCAACCGGCTAAAGCTGGTCACGTCAAGCAGCGCGGAATTCACAGCGGCTCAGAATGCCGTGTTCGCTATCGCTCAGAAGTCCGGACAGCCACTTGGCGCCACCGCTGAGCTGTATCAGCGGATCGCCCAGAATCAGGACGCGCTGAAGCTGAGCGGGAAGGGCGTTGCAGGAATCGTTGAAACCATCAGCAAAACCATGGTGATCAGCGGCGCTTCGGCAGAGTCGGCGAACGCGGCATTGATTCAGCTTGGCCAGGCATTTGCCTCTGGTACGTTGCGCGGCGAAGAATTGAATTCTGTGATGGAGCAGGCGCCGGCGCTCAGCCAGGCGATTGCCAAAGGCATGGGCGTATCTGTGGGCGCTCTTCGCGCATTGGGCGCTGAAGGCAAGCTGACTGCTGACTCTGTCGTGAAGGCTTTGCAGGCTCAGCAGGGAGCCGTCGATGCGCTGTTCGGCAAAATGCAGAGCACCGTCGGTACTGCACTGACCCGCATTCAAACATCCTTCACCAAGATCATTGGCGAGGCTGATGCGTTCAGCGGCACCACTTCCTCGATGGCCGACTCGATCAACAACGTGTCGAAGGCGTTGAACGCCATAAATGTTCCTGCAGCAATGGCCGCCCTTGAGGAGCATGGTAGAACTCTGGCTGAGATACTCGGGGTTGTCCTGATCGCCGCGCTGGGTCGTGTTGCGGCTGGTTTTGCCGAGGCTGGCGTCAAAGCTGCCGGGAACATCGTCACATGGGTACAGCTGACCGCTGTCACTCGCGCCGCTGCCGCAGCCAAGATGGAAGAAACGGCCGCATCAGCCTCGCTTTCTGCGGCTCACGTGGCCGAGGCCGCAGGTAACGTTGCGGTCGCGCGAGCCACGGAAGAGGGCACGGTGGCGAAGCTTCGCCTGCTGCAAGGCCAGCGCGATCAGTTGGCATACACCGCAGCGCTTTCTGTCGGAACTGCTGAGCAGGCGATGTACACGAAAGCGCTGGCAGCGACCGATCTTGAGCTTGCAGCGGCGAAACGTGCCGCGCAGGTTTCGTCGGTTCAGTTGGGCACCGCGCTCAATGTCGAATCGGCTGCAATGGCCAAGGACGCTGCGGCAACTCAGGCAGCATCGGCCGCGAAAGCGGAGTACGCCGCGATTTCCTCCACTGCTGGCCGTGCCGGCGGTGCTTTGCTTGGCATGCTCGGCGGGCCGGTTGGATTGCTCTTCACTGTTGCCGCTCTTGGTGCCAGCTACCTGGCACTGAGCAGCCACACGGATACAGCCACTAATGCGCTGATTGACCAGAACGCCACCGTTGACCAGTCGATCCAGAAATTCAACGAACTGGGTGCCTCGCAGCGTCGGTTCCAATCCATCAAGTGGGCAGAGGAGCAGATCACCGCCACTGAATCTGCCGGCGCCTCGCTCAGAAAATATTCCGCAGATGGCGCTGAAGCCTTCCTGCAGATCGGTTATGACGCCAACCAGTACCGCGCCAAATTCGGCGAGATGATCGAAGAAGTCCGCAAGGGTCAGCGCACCCTGGACAGCGTCACCGAGTGGGCAAGGAAAGATGCCGGCTTGACCGACGACAAGATCAAGAAACTTGCTGAATCGTCGAGCGCCTACGAAGAAACGTCCAAAAAGGCGGGCGACCTCGGGAAGATTTTGGCCACCGTTAACACGGCCAACGTCGCCGCTACTTCCAGCACCGAACGGCTCACAGTCGCGCAGCAGGCCTCAGGGCAAAGCGATGCCAGCAAAGCCGCCTGGGATAAGTACATTGAGCAGCTGACCAAGACCCGCGATTTGCTCGGCGCGAACGCTGCCGCTGAAGCCGCTTACACCGCTGCCAAGATGGGGGCCACGCCTGCCCAGACCGCTCAGGCAAAACTGATTGCCGACCAAACTGACACGCTGAAGAAATATCAGGAAGCGATCAAGGAAGGCAATAAGGTCGAGCAGGCATCGCTCAAGCTCAAGCTGGTTGCCTTGTACGCCGCTGAAGATGCGACAGCGCAGACAGCGGCTGCACAGAAAACATCGCTTGATGAGGCGGCCAAGGCTACCGAGAACAGCGCAACGCGCCAGGTTGCGGCACTGCAACGGATTATCGACCAAACCGTCCGAGTGGCGACCGGCACCGACATGCCGCGCCAAAATCTTTCCGGCTACGGCTTGCTCACCAACGGCGGTACTGCTCCAACTGCTCCGGCGGCGCCTGTAGTCACCAAGGCTTCGCCGGTGGATCGCGCAACCGCCGCCATCGCTCAGCTCGACGCAACGACTGAAGCGAACAAGCGTGTGGACAAAGCCGCCAACGCTGCGGCAACCGCCCTGAAGAATCAGGCCAAAGCGCTCGACGACCTGCTGGCCAAGTCCGGTATCTCGACACAGTCTGCCAATGAAATGGCAGCTGCATATCTGTCCGGCGCCGATAACGTTCGTGCGATCACCATTCAGCAGCAGATCGAAGAAGAATTGCTCAAAACGGGCGCTGGCGCTCGCGACAAAGTCACCGCCGCAGTCAATGCGCTACACGATGCTGAAGACCGCCGCGACGTTTCAAAAAACATCAAGGAACTGAAGGCCGAAGTCGACGGGATCCTGAAGCAGGCGACCGCCACGCTGCAGGGCAAGGATGCGCTTGAGGCCTACAACATCGAGAAATCGGTGACCGTAGCACTGGCGGGCAAGAACATTGCGGTGGGCAGCGAAGAGTACAGACAGCTCGTGGCCACCACCAAGGCGCAGCTGGATGCTAACAAGGCGCTTGAACAGGCTGGCCAGGTAGAAGGGATTGTTGACCGACTGAGCCCACAAACCAAACTCCTGAAGGATTTCACCGCAGAGCAGGACGCGCTAAATGCTGCCATTGCTCGCTATCCGGCGAACGCTGCGCTGTATCAAGATGCATTGGTCAAACTCGGCAACGAGTACCAGGTCAACCAGAGCAAGGCAACGATCTGGGGTCAGATGACCGAAGGTGCGATTGATCGCATCGACAGTGTGTTTGCCGACGCCTGGGCCAACATCGGCGATGGCGCTGGCGACCTCTGGGACAAGCTCAAGCAAGGCTTCAAGCAGACCCTGGGCGAAATTGCCCACATGCTCACAACCAAACCGCTGTTGGCGTCGTTCAGCAACTGGCTGACCGGCACGGATAATGGGCAGGGACTGTCATCGGTCTGGGGAAAACTTCTTGGTAGCGGCGGCGGTTCGTCGGGATCGTCCTCTAGCGGTTCGATGTTTGGGGAAGCCCTCTCCGCTGGCAAGACACTGTATTCCGCATGGAGCGCGATCACTGGCGTTGGTGCGGATGTCGTCGCCGGCTGGGCAAGCGGTGGACTGACCGGCGCGGTAACTGGTGGGATCAATTACTACGCGGGCATGCTGAGCACCGCAACCGGCACGTTTACCTCCGGCGTGACAGCTCTAACCTCTGCGCTCGGCCTGCAGACGGGTGCAACCGCAGCCGGATCTACGGTTGCGGCAGGTACGGGGTTCGGACTGGGGGGCACGCTGGTTTCTGGTACCGCTGGCTCGGCAACCTATGCCGCTGGCCAGTCCGGGCTATCCGCCGCACTTGGCAGCGCAGGCGCTATGTGGCCGCTCGCCGTCATCTTGGGCATGTACCAGTCCGGCAAGCTGTACGACGCTGGCGTCCGCCCGGATGCTGGCAATGTTCGCGAAAGCGCAGGCGGCACCGCCCTGGGCAACATTGCCATGACGCCAGGCGTGCTTCAGGCAGGATTTCTGGAAGGTGTCGACAAAGTTCTTGGCAAGGTGGTCGGCGGCAAGTGGGCGGCAATCCTTTCCGGCTCGACTTTCCACCAGATGGTATGGACCGCCGTCGGCAGCAAGCTGTTTGGTAGCGGGTACAAAACCAAGGACGTTGGTATCCAGCTTGGCGTCGAGGATGGCGTTTTTGACGCGGCCCAGTACACCAAACAGAAGAAAAAGAAGGGTTTGCTCTCCGGATCGAACAAAACTCGCTATCTGACGAATGATTTGGACGATGCGACTGACGACGCTCTCGGCTCTGCCTATAACGCCAAGGTACTCGGCGCCATGGGCATGTTCGAGATTCTCGGGGTCAAACTCAGCGAGTCAGTGCTCGATAGCCTGGATGTTGCAGCGACCCGGATCAGCACCAAGGACAAGACGCCGGAGGCTATCCAGTCCGAGATCGAGGCCTGGTTTGTCAACTTGGGTGACTCTGCTGTCTCGGCTATCAACAAGGCCACCACCGCAGGGCTGGACGGCTACACCTTCTCAGGCCTGTCTACCTTCATCAACAATCTGGTCCAGGTAAACGCTGGCTTCGAACTGATCAACCTGAAAATGCTGGGGATGACGGTTGCCGGCGGCAAGCTGGCCGAGTCTCTGCTGATTGGCATCGGCGGCATGGAGCAGTTCACTGCCAACAACCAGAAGTATTACGACACCTTTTTCAGCGAAACCGAGAAGGCCGACGATACCCTGGCAGCGATCACCAAGCAGTTCACGGCGATGGGCTACAAGTTGCCGGATACTCGCGAAGGCTTCCGGGCTTTAGTTGAATCCCTCGACACGACCAAGGAGTCCAGCGCAGCGGCAGCACTGACACTGATCAAGTACTCGGATGTTGCGGCAGCGCAATACGCGATTCTTGAGCAGCGTGAGGCAGCGGCGAAGGAAGCTCAGAACGCGCTGGATCTGAACTACTACACCCTGTTCACCACCGAAGCCGAACGTGCAAACGATAAGCTTTCGGATATCACGGCGCAGTTTGCCGCGATGGGCGTCGTTCTTCCTGCTTCCGAGCAGGATTACAAAAACATGGTTTACGCGGCGAGCCAGGCGGGCGATTCGGGCAAGAAACTGTTCGACTTCCTGAAAGGTTCGGCGAGCAATGCCAGCGATGCTTTCAAAATCGTTGCGCAGCAGGCCGAAGCGCTGAGAACCACTGCACTGGCAAACGCCAACAGCGCAATGTCCGCGATTCAGCGGGCGATCACTGCCGATCAGAAGAAAGTGACCGACGCCTATAAAGCGTCGAGCACATCTATGAACGACATGCTCAGCACCGCGAACGCCAGCGTTTCGGACCTGACGTCAATCAGCAGCAGCCTGAGCTCGACGCTCAAAACCCTGCGCGGCGACTCGGACGAAGCCACCAAGATGCTGCGCAGCCAGGCTCAGGCCACGTTGCGCAACGCCTTGGCGACTGCGCAGGCGGGTGGTTTGCTGTCCAGCGTTACCGGCCTCGACGACGCGCTTGATACGGTCGGCAACAATAACGCTGACCTCTACGCATCCATGGAGGATTTCGCCCGGGACCAGGGGCAGACAGCGAACGTTGTGTCTGAGTTGAATGGCCTGAACGGCAAGCAGCTCACAGCACAGCAACAGTTGGTTGCTGGCGTGAATGCCCACATTGCTCAGGCGAAGCTGACCTACGACGCACAACTGACGCAGTTTGATCAGGAGATGGCTTTTGCCCAGGCTCAGATCGATTCGCTCAACGGTGTCGACACTTCGGTGAAGACGGTTGCAGCGGCGGTCGCAGCCATGAATGCGGCAGTCGTCGCGGCATTGGCCACCTTGCCTCGTACCGGCGCAGGGAGCGCTGTAGCGAACACCTCGCAGAACAACGGCACGATCATCGACTCGATCTATCAGTCGGTGCTGGGTCGTGACGCTGACGCAGCTGGCAAGGCGTTCTGGCAGGCGGCACTGGATAGCGGGGCAATCCCCTATGACCAGATTGCGGCGGCCATTCGCGACTCCGCGATGACCAACGGGCAGATTCCCGCGCACGCAACTGGCGGGCTGATTCGTGGCCCAGGCACCGGCACCAGCGACAGCATTCTTTCCCGCCTATCAAACGGCGAGTACGTGATGCGCGCCAGTGCCGTCAGCGCCTATGGCACCGATGTGCTCGATCAGATGAACGCCGGGCAATTGCCAGGCTTCGCCGCTGGTGGCGCTCCGGAGCTTCGCTTCGACGGCGCCGCCAGCTATCGGGCGGGGTCCGCCGTTTCTGATTCTGACGGCGGTGGCGACGGTGACAGCGCGGGCATTGCGGTGTTGGCGACCAAGCTCGACCAGGTCATAACCGCGATCAAGCAGGGGCTCCTGCCTCTCATCAGCGATTCGGATACGCGCACCAAGATCATTCGCCAATGGGAGAACGACGGCATGCCGGAAACGCGGGAGGTGCTGGTATGAGATTTATCAGGCCGACGATATTTGCTCCAAGCATGCTGATTTCATCGAACGTGCTCGAAAACGATTATGCCGAGTGGGTGGCAGGCACTTATCCAAAGGGCACCCGCAAGATACTCGCCGCGACGCACATGATTTATGAAGTGCTGGCGACGACCACTGCGGATTCGCCATTGGATGGCCTGGCTAAAGCAACTCCAACATGGATGGTCGTGAGTTTCACCAACAAGTACAAAATGTTCGATGACGTTATCGGGACGCAAACAACCAACCCGCTAAAGGTGGATGTCGTGATGCGTCCCGGTACAGTCGTTAACTCCCTGGCCTTGTTCAATCTGTCCGGAAAGTCGGTAACCATCACGGTTACTGATCCGGTAGAGGGCGTTGTCTTTAACCGGAAGATCAGCCTGATCAGCGCTGGCGTTGATAACTGGTACGACTGGTTTTTCGAGGACATCGATTACCGGACGAACGTGGTTGTGTTGGATATGCCCGCTTATGGCACGGCTGATATCAGGGTGGTCGTCGAAAGTACGGGCACGGCCGCTGTGGGCATTCTGATCAATGGCAAGTTGCAGACCATCGGGACTGCTCTTTGGGACGCATCTGTTGGGATTGATGACTACAGTCGGAAAGTTCGCGACCCAACCTTCGGGACTATGACGGTTATTCAGCGATCTTTCTCTGATGTTGGCGACTTCCCGATTCAAGTTGAAACGATTCGGATCGACAAAATTAAAAAGTTGCTGACCGAGATTCGTGCAACTCCGGTTGTTTGGGTCGCAGAAGAGAAGTACGAATCCACGATTATTTACGGCTTCTACAAAACTTTTCGCTTCCCGTTCAGCGGTCCCGATTTTTCGCAGGGCACTATTTCTATTGAAGGGGTTATTTAATGGCTATTCCGGCTGCTATTCCGACGCCACCACCATCGCCAAGCCGGGCCGATGGACCCGAGGGATTCTCGCCAAAAGCCGACGCCACCATCGCCTATCTGCCGCTGATGGTTGCCGCGATCAACCTCACCGTCACCTGGATGAACGAGACGATAGATGTTGTGGCGCTGTCGCGCACCGGAGCAGTACAGGCAGCGGCGGCTGCCGTGGTTTCCGCGACCGCTGCCGCTCAGTCTGCGGCGGATGCGCTGGCTTATCGCAACTCTGCGCAGGCCGCTGCTGCTGCGGCTGGTTCTGCTGCTGGCCTTCCTTCGCTGGTGGGCAATGCAGGTAAAGCACTGGTCGTGAATGACGACGAGCAGGGCGTTGCATACAAGGATCTGAAAACCTCACTTGCCCGACTCCACGCAATTGCCGCCTCAGGCCCATTTTAAAGGATCACCATCATGGCTTTGACTGATACCAAACCGTTTCCGCAGAAGATCAAGACCGGCTACGGTGTTTGCACTGCGGCCCTCGGCAGCATCCCGGCGCCGACACTGGCCTCGCTCAAGCTGATCGCCACGGCCGGACCTGACGGGGCGTACCTCGCCAAAATCTCGGCCTTCCCGCAGTCCACGGTTACGGCCACAGGCTTGCAGGCCTACAGCAGCAAGGATAATGGCGTCACGTTCCAGCCCATCGGCTCGGAAACGCTGGCGGCCTACACGCTGGCCACAACTGCCAAAATTCCCGAAACGGTTTTCGGCAACTTCAACGCGACTGCTCCGAAGCGCCTTGAAGCTGGCGAGAAAGTTTATGTCGGCATTCAGATTGCGTGGCCTTCGGGTGTCGCATTCACAGCCGAATGGATGGACATGTCATGAATCTGAGCAATCCGTTGGGAAGCCCGCTTCAGGATCCGATGGGGCTGGGGTCAGCTTCCATCGGTTCAGCGTCAAACATAAAAAGTATTCAACGCGGATTCATAAACGTTTACATCGGGGGTGCTTCTTTTACTTTGCCAAACCCCGTTGATCCTGATAAATCTATCGTCATGTTCGATCAACAAGGTGCGGAAGATCCTCAGAGCTCCGGCCAAAATGATAGATATGGCGGCTTTCTCTGGAATATTTGGGACGGAAAAATCGCCCACTTTGCTGTTTCAACTAATGCGGTCTGGTCCGGCTCTAACGGCATTGTTACCGTTATCGAATTCGACAATGTTAAAAAAATAACTAAGGTTGTCGGCACGGCGCAAGTCGGAGTCACACAAGTTGCAGTTGCGCTAGGATACACACCCGACCCTTCAAAAACGTTAGTTTTCAGTGTCCTGACGTCTCAAGATATTCCGGGTTTTCAGTATTGCCGGGGTTTAAACTTTGCGCAGTTGAATGCCAATGCAGCAAGTTTAAAGTTTGGTGGCGGCGGTTCAAACGCAAATTTCGCGGCATCGGCTTTGGTTCAAGTAGTTGAATTTAATTAAAGGGGTGGTTATGTCTGGATTAATTCGAGTACAAAACGGCATCGCCACTCGCGAGCCAATCCCCGACTTTCTTATCAGCCCGCTATTGTTGCCTGAATCTCTCGCGGACTTGTCGTGGACGCCGTCCGAATTGGGCGTTCAAGACTCGGCATGGTGGCCCGAAGAAAACACCGAGGGCGAACTGGGCGTCAACAAGAAGTGGGGCGCGGAAGTGCTGACCATTGATGCCGCGCGCCATGTGGTGAAGGTTGTCCGCAAGCAGGTAAACATGACGGCGGCAGAGAAAGCGGCGCGGGATGCGTTGATCCAGACGCAGACCACTGCCGCATTCGAGCAGGCTGTGCAGGCGAAGCTCAACGAGGCGGCCATCGCGGCGCGCTATGACAGCATTGCCACGGCGGTCAGCTACGCCGAAGAGCCAGCGGTGCCCAAGTTCCAGAATGACGGCATCGCCTTCCGCGCATGGCGTTCGCTGGTCTGGGCCTACGCCTATGAACAGTTGGCGCTGGTGCTGGCCGGTGGGCGTGAGCAGCCGACAGTCGAAGCGTTCCTGCTTGAGCTGCCGGTGCTGGAGTTGCCAGCATAGAAGCGGCGGGCTGGACAAAGACACCTCTGGACTCAGTGGATTTACTGAGAGGTTCTCAGTTACATTACGCCGGCCCCTATGGAGATGTGCCTGTGTATAACTCTGATGATGTATATAAATTAATAGATGAATTGGATTTGGGTCGAGAAGTCAACAAGTTGAGAGCGGATATTAAATATCTAACCTCAATGGTTGATAGTTACAGGTCAGTTTCAAAAGAAGAGTTAAAAGATTTTGAACGCTCACTGTCAGATCGATTCGATGAAAAGGATGAGTCCGACAGGGGCGATGTAAGCGGGGTGGAGCAGACAATCGAGCAGGCTCTTGAATCTATATCTGAAACTCTGAATGAAGTTCTGCTGGTTGTGAACAGGCCTGGCGAAGAGAGCATAATTTGGCCGCCTACGATGGGACAGGTTGTGACGTTACAGGGTTGGGATTATCCTCATGTTGTGAAAGCTGTAGAGATAGATGGGGGGGTCGTAAAATATTTGGTCGGGGCTAGCACGAGGCGTGTTGACGATAAAGATGTTTTAGTTAGGCTTTCCGAGCTTGTACCTCATAAATGGTGATCTAGGATCGATAAATTACTCGATGATGCTGGGTTAAGTTTCCAGGAAGTACATATCTCATGATTAAACCGCCCCGGCGGTTTTTTTGTCGCTTGGGGAAAATCAATGACAACACCTATCGGCAAGTTCGACTTAAAGCCAGACATCCGCTACATCAGCCGCTGGGAAGTGGAGATGCGGCAGTCGATGGCCTTCAACGATCCGGTGTTTGGTCCAATCACGGTGCCAGACACCTTCGTCAGTGACCTGGCCTCGATCCGTATCCTTCGGGAGATTTGCCGGTGCTGTGCGGTCACGGCGCTGACTGGCGGCACGCTGGTCGACTCGTATCCATGGATTCGCATGACGCTCTGGATCGTTGCCGTCATCGCGCTGGCGATCTATGGCCTGCTGGTCGGCTATGGGATGCGCGCCTCGATCCTGCATGACTGGCTGTACACGTTCGGGCCGCTCACCCGCCGCGAGTGCGACGACATCTATTACCGGGCGCTGACCACTGGCGACGGTACGGCTCGATGGCGGGCATTGATCTTCTTCCTCGGCGTCCGACTTGGCGGCCACTGGAGCTATACCAAGACCCCGACAAGTTCGGGGTTTTCTTCGCCTGGAGATTGAGCGCAACACCGGGCTTATTTCGTTTAAGTAACTGACGAGCGTCAATGAATCGCGAATCGTTCCAAACATGTCTGTGGCTTGAGCTATAGATGATTTAGGCGGGAATTTGGATGTTCCGCGCCCGCGCATATGGAGGTGTGGGATGTTTGAAGCGTTAGACGTGAACAAGTATTGCCAGGAGCTGAGCCAGAGCGACGTGCTCACCTGTCGACTGATCGGCTGGACGGGGCGTTGGTCCCTTTTTGGAAGCTACGTGCTTTGCTGTCAGTGCCTGAACGGGCAGACCGTAGAGGATGCTGGCGAACCATTCCCGCACCTTGAAAGTTGTACGGCACATGGGATGTACCCTTGGCAGGAGCTCAAAGAAGTGATGGCCGCTGTGTGCGCGCCTGCCCGTCGCCTGAACCTGCGATGAAACTAATTTAACCCCGCAATAATTCAACGAAGCCCGCCACTGAGCGGGCTTTTTTTCGTCTGGAGAAAACATGACTGACAATGAAAAAGATCGTGACGTACTGGCGCGCACGCTTTGGGGCGAAGCCCGTGGCGAAACCCTGGCCGGGATGGTAGCCGTGGCTTGGACCATCCGTAACCGCGTGAACGACGGCAAGCCCAAATCATGGTGGGGGGAGGGATACGCCGGTGTGTGCCTGAAGCCTTACCAGTTCAGCTGCTGGAACAAGAACGATCCGAACTTCCCTTTCCTGAGTGGCGCGAAGTCGATCCCGGTCGGCGAGATGGCGAAGGCAGTCATGGTGGCCACTGCCGTGGTGGACGGTGCCTATCCTGATCCAACTGGCGGCGCGACTCACTATTACGCGACCACCATGCCCAAGCCACCAGCGTGGGCGGCGAAGGCCAGGCAGACGCTCAAACTCGGGCATCACGTCTTCTTCAAGGATGTGCCATGAGCGAGAGCAAACCATAGGCCGCTGCTTGGGCCAAGGCGCTGACGGATCGATCTGGTTCTTTTGCTTGGGCTGTGATGGGCCGCACAGCATCAAGGTCAATTCGCCCGGTACGCCCGGCCCGAGCTGGGGATACAACGGAAATCCTGACGCTCGCACCTTCTCCCCGTCGGTTCTGGCTCGGACAACCGGCGCGCCTGACGGCCGCAGCATCTGACTGACGACGAGGTGCATGAACACGACGGTATTTATAAGTCTGGTGGTCGAGAGGCCGTATTCGCGAGTCGCTACGGGAAGGTTTGTCATTCATTTGTCACTGACGGGCGCATCCAGCACCTGGGAGATTGTACGCATGCATTGGCCGGTCAAACGGCCGACCTGCCAAGCTGGAAGGAATCATGGGGGCCCTGGTAAAAAATTGTATCGTGGCCAACTGGTGCTGAGGATGCAGGCTCTGCGTTATGATGTCACTTTGGTGTCACAGCCTTGGAATGAGGGGACTCATGGATATTGCAAATACAGTTGCGGCTTCGCTAGGTATCTCGTTGCCGATTTGCCTTGTTTTGTGGCTGCTGTTATCTGAGTGGTATAAGGCTCGCATCACAAGCTCCGTAGCGCACGAGTACGCTAGGCAGCTTGAGGCGGCTAAGCACCAGGATCAAGTTAGGCTTAAAGCAGCATGCATCGCCGAGCTACTCGCGGAGTGGTTGTCGATGCCAGACGATTTTAAAAGGCTGAATAATCTGACTTTTGAAGCTTTTTTGTGGCTGCCAGATAATATTGCGTCCGATCTTTCGAATGTGCTGAGCCATAAGCCTGGGCTGATCACGGTCAGAGACGTTCTCCTGAAGGTCAGGATGCATCTTTATGCTGCTGATACGCTGATCGATGCAAGTCAGATCATCGTTTTCACTAAAAAGCCTTAAATTTTGATTAATCAAGAGTCGACTGGTTAAGGGGGGAAATGAATACCGACCCCTGAATCCGGACATCCCCACTGCCCCTCGGGCCTAGAACTGTTCAATGCCGTGATCGGCTGGCGGCACCCTTTCCCCAGCCGTTCTGGTCACCCGTCGCAAATCCCCTTCCAGTATTGACCCAAAATCCCGCGCCAAGATGTGGGCGGAGATGGAAACAAGCGAAGAGGATTGGTTTGTTCATCGGCAGGACGCTGGGGATGGCTGGGACAATCTTTTGCGCGCACGTGCTTGCTGGCCAGACGCTCTGGCTGTGAGGGGCACTAATCACCAATCTAAGGTAGGGAACCATGCCTGGTTCCCGAATACGCAGCTCCTATAACTTGATTATAAAGTCGCCAGGCTGTGGATTAGATAACGGCTTGATCCTCTCGACCCCTAACTTGGTCACTTCCGTTACAGATTCACCATCACCGAACATTTTGGTAAGAGCCGTCAGGGTGTTCGGGCTTTGGCGGCGCGTTTCCTTGGTATCCCTGTCTCTTTCGACTTCGCAGGACGTTAATGTCGATATCTTTTCTTGCACGTGAGTGACCGAGACCTTTCCTCTGACTATTTCGAGCTGTTCTAACGTTTCGCCGGTGTCCGGATCCATGATCGTTTCCCCTATGCCGATAAGAAGGAATCGCTGCCCTAGCTTCACGTTGTGGTTATCGCCGACATTTACCACTACGGAGTATTCGTCCGACACTCTGACAACCTTTCCAAAATATCGGTCAACCATTTTCATGCTCCTGACGGATCAGCCGTTGCAAGCTTTCGAGGGGGACTACAGGGCGAATTTCAATAAGCTTAAGCTCATCTGGGCCCACGGGAATGGATTTGAGCACTTCTAGGTCTGCTAGGATTTTGATCTGAATTAACTGTGATTGGATCAGCAGCACCGTGCCGATGTACGCCAGTCGGTCGATTCCGTCCTCTTGCGAGTAACATCCTACGATGGTGTTCATAACGAAATTCTCGTTTTTGTGTATCACAAAAACCCCAACGTCTGGCACAAATTTGAAAGGCCTTTCGAAGGCTGGAAGGGGCTTTCCGGCGTCAACGGCATCATGAGCGATCTTTAGCAAAATTATGATCATGTAGACCGCAAGGATCACTGACAGCAGCACCCACTTGACCGAGACCTGTTCGGAGGTGTTCATGAATATAGTGACTACGGACGAAATACCCCCAATGACGCCTATCAATATTGCTGCGCCGCTCAGGCTAAAAACGCCGCTACCTATTTTTTTAAGCATCCCGCCCCTCCCGCGGGAAAGCCGCGAGATACCGTGAAGGTCTGACCATGAGCTTTGCTCCATGCTGTCATTAAGCTGTCATTCCGGAGCCAAAACGGCCCCACTAGGCACAAAAAAAGCACCCGCGATAAACGCTAAGTGCTTGATTTGTATAGCTTGTATGGTGGAGCCGGGGGGATTTGAACCCCCGTCCGCCAGTACTCCGCTGTCGGTCCTACATGCTTAGCCGTGTCTATTGAGTTAACCCTCAGCCGCCCGACGGGCAGGGTGCATTGGGCGAGTTGTGTA